GGGCGTGAAGTGCATCTTCGTTGACTATCTACAGCTCGTCTCGCACAGCGGCGCCCAGTCCCGCGAAAACGAAGTCGGCTTTGTTTCGCGCGGATTGAAGGCCATGAGCATGGAGCTAGGCGTGCCGGTCGTCGCCGCCGCCCAGGTCAACCGCCAAGCGGAGAACCGCAGCGACAACCGCCCAAAACTTAGCGACCTCCGCGAGTCAGGCAGCATTGAGCAGGACGCCGACATCGTGTGCCTCGTCCACCGCCCCTGCTACTACGCAGTGCAAGACCAAGAGCCGGACCCGCAGGACGCCGAGCTGATCGTTGCCAAGCACCGCGCCGGACGCACCGGCACGCTCAATCTCACCTGGCGCCCATCGCTTACCCGCTTCGAGGGCACCGCACCCGCGGGACGCACCAGCGACAGTGATGGCTCGGTCTACGCACCATCGCCGAAATTATGGGAGGCGCTCAATGAATAGCGAGACGCTTCGTCGCCGCAGCATGTCGCGCCGTTGCGCGTGGGCGTGGAAGTATTCGCGTCCAAGCTGGCCGGTTATTGCGAAATTTAAAGACGAGCGCGCTTATGCCTGGGGTGGAATGTGGATTCACCCGTGCGGCATTAGCTACCAAGAGCCGCTGAAGGACGAATTTGAAGAAGGCTGGGGCGAAGAGCGCTGCAGCTGCGCACTATGCTCGGAATTTCGACAGGAGTTTTGCTCATGATCAACTCCCGCCAGAAAGGCGCCAGCTTCGAGCGCGAAGTCGCCAAGGCATTGACCGCCGAAGGATTTCCGGCCAAGCGGGGCGCACAAGTCAGCCAGGGATCTTGGGGAATTTCTGCGCCTGACGTGATCGTGCCCTGCTTGCCGGATTTTCACATCGAGTGCAAGCGCCACGGGCGCGCCCGCTTCGACTTAGACGCCGCCATCGCCCAATCCGAAGCGGACGGCGGTCCCGGCAAATTGTCCGTAGTCGTCCACCGCAAGGACAACTGCCGCCGGCTCGTCACGATGGCCTTTGAGGACTTCTGCCTGCTCGTCCGCGAATCCAGCTTTCCCATCCAACCAAAAACACAACCAACCACATAACATGCCATCCAAAACCATAACCACACCCGTGGGCATCGCCCGCTACGCCAGCCTCAATAAGCCCGACACGAAGTTTGATGAAGTCGGCGTTTATAAAGTCAACCTTGAGATGTCCGCCGAGGACGCCGAGCCGTTCCTCAGCCAGGTCGAGTCCCTGCTCGCCGAGTTCGTCGCGCAGAAAAAGGCCTAGCTGAAAAAGGACAAATTGAAAATGCACGCCGCGCCGTGGGAAGAGAACGACGGTTTGATCCAGCTCAAGCTCAAAGTCAAAGCCATGGGCAAGGGTAAGGACGGCGAGACCTACAGTCGCGCGCCCAAACTCTTCAACGCCGCGGGCGAACCCATCACCGACAACATCGGCGGCGGCTCCAAGATCAAAGTGGCGGTCCTGCCCTACTGCTGGTACACGGCCAGCCTCGGCGCCGGCATTACGCTGCAGCCCAAAGCCGTCCAAGTCCTCGAACTCGTCACCTGGGGCGATGGCGGCAGCGCCGTGTCCTACGGCTTCGACGTGAGCGAGGCCAAGCCCGAGTCGCGCCGCACCGGCACCGACGACGAAGAGATCAGCTGGTAATCGCCATGCCCGCCAAAAACACCACACGCAGCACCAAGGGCAAGGCGGCGAAAGCCGCCAAGCCCGCGGAGCCGGATCGCTTCACCGAGGATGGACGCAAGATCGTCCGCCTCGAGAAGACCCGGGCGCACCAAAAGTATCCGCTCAAAGACGGCACCGAAGTCCCGGGCGCCAGCACCATCGCCAAGATCGGCGAGGACTCGTCTGGCCTCATTCACTGGGCGTGGAAATTGGGGATGGACGGCCAGGACTACCGCAAGGTCCGCGACAAGGCGGCCGACATCGGTACGCTGGCCCACTTCAAAATCGAGTGCTTCCTGCACAACCATGAACCTGACCTCAGCGAATACTCGCCGGCGGACGTGGAGAAAGCCGAGATCGCCTTTCAAAACTTCCGCCGCTGGTGGGACGACGAAGGTCTCACCGTCATCGAGCCGGAAGTGCAGCTCGTCTCCGAGGAATACCTCTTCGGAGGCACCATCGACGCCCCGAGCCGCGACCGTGACGGCAAGATCGTCCTCCTCGACTGGAAGACGAGCAAAGCCATCGTTGGCGCCCACAAAATCCAGTTGGCCGGCTACGAGCAGTTGTGGAACGAGAACCGCCCGGACATGAAAGTCCAACGCCGCGGCATCGTCCGCATCGGCAAGGAGTCCCCGGACGACTTCGAGGTGTCGTGGATGTTCAGCGCCGAGCCGTATTGGAAAGTCTTCCAAGCCCGCCTCGCACTGCACTACGCGCAGTTGCAGCTCAAGAAAGCCGCCTAATGAAAGCCAAAACTGAAACTTGGTGGATCATCGACACCGAAGCGCCCGGCGAGCACGCCAGCAGCCGCACCGCTTTAGGCCCGTTTGCCTCCCATGAGGCCGCCGCCGCATTCCTCGTCCGGGACGCTGCGGCGATCTTGGAGAGTTGCGAGCAAGACCTGCGCGAAATCGACGCGCAGACTTGGGCCGCGCCCATGCACATCTGCAAGCTCGTCGCCGCCGTGCAGCAGGTGCCGGAAATCAGCATTAACGCCACGCTCAAGAAGGTCGCGCCGAACGAGCGTTACAAAAAAGCCGCCTAATGCCCCGCCGCACCCGCCGCTTCGTCGTCCGCGAGCAGACCTTCGGTCTGACTGTGGAGTTCTACTGGGGGACTCCGCAGGCGGCGGCGTTGCGGCGTTGCGTGACCATCCTGCAGCTTGATCCCAACGACCCAGAAAACCAGCCCGATGACAGCGATGCAGCCTGGGCCATGTGCTACGGCAGCCAAGCGGTCGTCTGGATCGAAGACGCCGACGACACAGGGTCGCTCGTCCATGAGCTGTACCACGTTGTTGCCGACTTTCTCAAACACATCACCTCAAGCGACGAAGAAACCGGCGCCTACCTCATCCAGTATCTTTTCCGAGAAGCCATCAAGAAAAACAAACGACCATGAGCATCGAATACCGCGGCGAACGCTTCGCCGGCTACAACAAACCCAAACGCACACCGGACGGCCCGAAGAAGTTTGCCGTGCTGGCCAAGTCCGGCGACCAGACCAAGTTGGTCCGCTTCGGCGATCCCAACATGTCGATCAAGAAAGACCAACCCGCCCGCAAGGCCAGCTACTGTGCACGAAGCGGCGGCATCAAGGGCACATCGAACAAACTGTCGGCCAACTATTGGAGCCGCAAAGCCTGGAACTGCAAATGAAAAAAGGACTCTACGCCAACATCCACGCCAAAAAAGCCCGCATCGCCGCCGGAAGCGGCGAGAAGATGCGCAAGCCCGGATCTGCCGGCGCTCCGACCGCCAAGGCATTCCGCGCATCGGCCAAGACCGCCAAAGCGCGCCGATGACCTCTGCCGTCCTCATCGCCATCGTCGGCTTCATCTACTTCGCCGTGGCCATCGACCAAGCGCTGATCCACCACAATTTTTGGAATGGCGTGATCTGGTTTGGCTACGCCGTGGCCCAGATCGGCCTGTGGCACATCACCGTGCAGCCCTGACTTTATGCAACACGCCCGACACACCCTCGAAACCGCCGCCGAAGCCGTCTGCGGCGACCGCAACGCCGACTACGGCCCGCCGACCGAAGACTTCCGCACTCAGGCGGAAATGTTCAGCTCCTACCTTTCTCGCACCAATGGGCAGACGGTTGCCGTGACGGCCAGCGACATCGCAGCACTGATGTGCATTGTGAAGCTCGCCCGCCAGGCGCACACGCCCAAGGCGGACAACTGGATCGACCTCGCTGGCTACGCCGCCTGCGGCGCGGAGTGCGATGCCGCATGAAAAACATGTACGACCTCACCATTCATCCCACCGACACGCCGGAGATCAAGGCCAAGCTCAAGCAGGCCATCAAGCTCTACAACGAAGTCGGCCGCGACCGCGCGAAAAACAAGCTGCCAGCTCTGGCAGCCGCTTTCGCCGCGCGGAAGGGGAAGCAATCAAAATGACTTTTAAGTTGCAGGCCCAAGCGGGTTCTTGCCGGCGTTCATGTGGTGTGGCGCCGCGGACATACCGGGATGCCCAGCCCCACCGAGCAAGACGAGTGGGGCGCCTGCACATTCTTTTATGATCTCTTGGCCACCCCAAAACTTCCGCGTCGAAGTGGACGGCATCGGCATTTGCCGAGTGCTCTACGTTGTCGCGCAGGGTGGCCTCGAGAATGATTATGTCACCGTGTGCCGCGAAGACAATGGCCGGTGGCTCACCGCGCGCATCGACCAGCTCGCCGCTGCGGAGAATCCGACTTTGGACATAACTTTGGGCGCCGCGCCGGCTTAACCACAGCTCTGGGGAGAGCTGGCGTCTGCGCAGACGCACCGGCTCGGCGCCCAATGACATTTCATGCCAGAACACCCTCTCATCGTAGCCTACGGCGGCGGCACCAATAGCACGGCCATGCTGTGCGGCTTCCGCGAGCGCGGCATCCGGCCTGCGCTGATCTTGTTTGCCGACACCGGCGGCGAACTGCCGCACACCTACGAGCATCTGCGCGTCATGTCGGACAAATGCCAAGAGTGGTTTGGCTTGCCGATTGAGACGGTGTTCAAGACCTACAAAGGCGAATTTGAAGGACTGGAAGGCGAGTGCATCCGGCGTCAACAGTTGCCAAGCCTTGCCTACGGATACAAAGCCTGCTCGCTCAAATACAAGCAGGAGCCGCAGCGCAAACGCATCCGGCAATGGATGGACGCCAACGACTGTAAGACCGTCACGCAGGCGGTCGGCTTTGACTTTGCCGAGGGCCACCGCGCCACCTATGTCGCCAGCAACGACCTCGGCAAGGGACGCAGCGCGATCAACTGGTTCCCGCTGATTGAGTGGCAGTGGGCGCGCAGAGAATGCGACGAAGCCATCGCCCGCCACGGCCTGCCGCAGCCCGGCAAGTCCTCTTGCTTCTTCTGTCCCGCCATGAAGCTGCGCGAAATCCTGCGCCTCCGAGACCAAGCGCCGGAATACTACCAGCGGGCGGTTGCGCTTGAGGAGAACGTCAAGGTTAAGGGGCCGAAGCAGGGGCTGGCCTTCGGGACCAAGTGGACCGAGATCGTCAAAGCCGACGATGACCAACTCAAACTTTTCGACTGGCTCGACAAACACGACCCGCACCATGTGCCGTGCGGGTGCTATGACGGATGAACGAACATCAAGCACGGTTTAAGCCGTCGCCGCACCCCGTCATGCAGCTCGACTACGAGCTGCTCGAGAAACTGGGGCCAGACGAGGGCTGGAAATACTTAAAAACGAGGGAAGAGCTGATCGCCCGCGAGGCATCAGACCCGTTCCGCTATGGCTACATCCCGCCGGTGTGGAAGCGCGCGTCTGAGCTGCTTGAAAAGCACCGCGAGCTGCTTGTCATGGGCGGGAACCGCAGTGGAAAGACCGAGTGGGCGGCCAAGGAGGTCATCAAGACCATGTATTCCAAGCCCGGGGCTGTCGTTTGGTGCTTCCAAACAACTGCGCCCAACTCCATCGAGCTGCAGCAGCCGCGCATCTGGAAGTACATGCCGCCGGAATGGCGCAACGCGCGCAAGGGGCAAGTCACGAACATCACCTACAGCGTCAAGGGCGGATTCACGGAGGCCAAATTCGTTGCGCCGAACCAAGCGGTCTGCATTTTCCGCAATTACGCGCAAGATCCGTCCACGATTGAGGGCGGCGAGATCGACATGGCCTGGGCGGACGAGCTGGTCCCGCTCGATGTCCTCGAAACCCTCCGCTTCCGCCTCGTAGACCGCAACGGCAAGCTCGCTGTCACCTTTACGCCGGTGCAGGGCTGGTCGCCGACCGTGGCCGACTATTTGTCCAGCGCCAAGACCATCGTTGATGCCGACGCCGAGCTGCTCCCGCAGCGCGATGCCGCGGGCCAAGTCAGCGGATACGAGAAGGTGCCGGTCGAGCAGATCAATCCGAAGAACCGACCGATCCTTTACTTTCACACCCAGAGCAATCCTTGGGCTGGCTGGACGCGCATGAAGACCGAGCTGCAGCGCGAGTCCCGGGAGAAGGTGCTCTGCCGCGCGTATGGCGTCCCGACCAAGGCCATCAGCGGAAGGTTCCCGCTCTTCAACGACAAGGTGCATGTCATAAAGCACGCCGACGTGCCGCATGGCACACGCTACCACTGGGTCGATCCGGCCAGCGGAAGAAATTGGTTCATGCTTTGGACCGTCCACGACACCGCCGGCCGCATCGTCGTCTACCGCGAATGGCCCAGCCATGACGACTACATCCCTGGAGTCGGCTACGCCGGCGAGTGGGCCACGCCGGACGGCAAGAAGCTCGACGGCAAGGCCGGGCCCGCACAGCAGGACTTCGGCTTCGGCCTCGAGCGGTATGTCGAAGAGATCAAGCGCGTGGAGGGCAGCGAGGAAATCTTCGAGCGCTGGATGGACAGTCGTTTCGGAAACGCCCAGACCCTCGCCCGGGAGACGCCGACCACGCTTATCGAGGAGATGGCTGACCTCGGCATGAACTTCTTGGCCGCCCCCGGCGACTCCATCGACGAAGGCGTTGCCATGGTCAACAGCGCCCTGCACTACAACCCTGAGCAGCCGGTCAACGCCCTCAACCAGCCGCGCCTCTATGTCAGCGAGCGGTGCAAGAACACGATATACGCACTGCAGACCTACACCGGCGCGGACGGCAAAAAGGGCGCCTGCAAAGATCCCATCGACTGCTTGAAGTTCGTTGTCTTGTCCGGTGTCGGCAATGTCGAGGGTGACGCACTTATGTGCCGCGGAGGAGGCAGCTACTGATGGCACCGTCCGGCATCGTCCCTCCGCCCCCGCGCGTCCGTCCTTGGCGAGGCCGCAGCAAGGAGCCGCCGCGCTGCGGAGTGTGCAACAAGCAGCTTCGCATCGAAGACATCCATGGCGTGGACAACCAGCTCGGCCCGATCTGCCAAGAATGCGGCCCGCACGTTGTCGCCGCCAACAACCTCATGCACCCGTTCTGGATCTAATTGGCCCAAAATGACGACTCATCGGTAATTTTGGGGCGCAAATCGACAACTCTGACGACTTATGTTCACCAAAACCAAAGCCATCCCATCCGATCTCTACCGGCCCAACGACAACTACAACACCAAAGGCGCCCTCGCCTTCTCCCGCGACCAAGCCCCGCCGGCCTTCCTTGCCGTCATGCTCGAGCTGCAAGACCGCCTCGCCGATGCCGTCACGCTGACCAGCACTATGGCCACCGCCAAAGAACCCGGCTACCTCGCGCACGCCGCTGGCCAGCTCTGTGCCCTGCAGGAACTTTGGGACAGCCTTGAGCAGCGCCGCGCTGAGTCGGTGACTGTGGAGTAGAAACTGCGCAATAGTTCAAGCGTGGTTTGAACTATTCGACAAAATCGAAGAGTTCCCGCTGCACACGACCTGTCACTATCTGACAGGTTGTTGCAAACCGTAGGACAATGTCAAAAAGTGCATACAGTTTGTGACAAGTATATCAATTTCTATCCCATTCCGGCTAGAGATCCCAAAAGCATCTCATCCCGTTTTCACATAGACCCATTGCGCGCGCCTCTGCGCAAATGTCCTTGCGCGCCATAACGCGATAGTCTCCTACAACGAGACTTAGCCGCTCTGGAAAATAATGCTGGACATTTGTCCAGTAGCCTGTATACTTATTAGCATCAACGGTGAGTTGTGCCCTCATGGCACGCGAGGTTGTTGATCGGACTGGGCGACGGACGCCCTGGCACTACTTGGAGGTTAATCCATGGACGAAGGGAAGGCCGCTCCGGCGGCAGGTAGGGACGATATCATTTCACTGGCTCTCGATGAGCTGCGGCCCCCAGCCGAGCGCGTTGAGGATGAAGTGAAACCGGAGGAATCCGGCGATCTTTCACAAGACGAGACAAACGAAGAGGAATCCGCGGAGCAGTCAGCCGAGGAAACCTCCGAAGACGCAGAGGAAGCGACCGAGGACAGCGAAAGCTCCGAGGACGAAGACGAAGCCGGCGAAGACGAGGCGCCCGCGCAGGACAAGATCCAGAAGCGCATCGACAAGCTGACGGCCCAGAAGAAGGCCGCCGCCGAAGAAGCCGCCGCCGTTAAGTCCCAGTACGAGGAAGCCCAGAAGCGCCTCGCCGAGCTGGAAGCCCAGGTCAACGAAGCCGCCCGCCCGGTGCTTCAGCCGACCGCGGAAAACCCGCTGGCCGATGTGGACACCGAGGAAGCGCTGACCGCCAAGGTCAAAAGCGCGCAGGAAGTCCGCCGCTGGGCGCTCAAGAATACCGATGGCGCCACGGTCAAGCGGCCGGACGGCACCGAGGTCTACTTGGACGCCGACCAGGTCAAAGACTACCTCATCAAGGCCGACGATGTTCTAACCATCCACGCTCCGGCCCGCCAGCAATGGCTCGCCCAGCGCCAACCGGCAGTCGAGGCAGCAAAGAACCTCTTCCCCGACATCTTCAAGAAAGGCACGCCGATGCACACGGCGTATCAGCAAACAGTCAAACAGGCGCCGGAGCTGTTGAAGCTCCCGCAAGTTGAATACTGGGTCGGTCTGGCCCTCTACGGAGAGCAGACCCTCATGGCCAAACAAGCCGCCGAAGCCGCCAAAACGAAGGCCGCCGGCAAAGTCTCGTCCGCGAAAGCAACCGCGAAAACGCCCACACCTGTCAAACCGATCAGCTCGCCGAAAACTTCGACCAAGAGCGTGTCCAAGGCGACACGCGACCGCGCTTTCTCGTCCGGTCGTCTCGATGACGTTGCGGAATACATGAGCGAAGCGCTCTTCGGATAAACCTCAAAAAAGAAAGACTTAAACCATGTCAGCTCCCGCAGGAACGCTCTTCCCGGCAACCGGCAATCGTGAGGATCTCCTCGACGTTTTGACCGTTGTTGACGCGAAGAACACCCCCATCTCTTCGAGCATCGCCAAAACCGGTGCCGATATCACCAATCCGGCCATCTACAGCTATTTGGCCGACTCGTATAACAGCCCGTCCACGGACGGCGTTGTCGATTCCGCCGACGTTTCCGAGTTCTCGGACTTCGCCGCCAACCGCGTCCTCCTGAGCGCCCGCGCCCAGAAGATGCGCCGCACCGTTCGCGTCAGCGACTTCCAGGCGAACCTCGCCGATGTCGCCGCGATTGGCCGCAAGCGCGAGTTCGCGCGCGCGACCGCCAAGGCTCTCACTGAGCTGAAGCGCGACATCGAAGCGACCATCAGCTCGGACAACGACTCCGTTGAAGGTTCCGGCAGCGTGGCTTACAAGACCCGCGGCCTCGGCGAGTGGATCAAAAACACCGCCCAGTCCGACCTCCCGGTGCCCGCTTCTCAGCGCACCCCGGCGGCGTCGATCACCAACACCGCGACCACGTCGCTCACCGAGAGCAACCTGCAGAACGTCTTGCAGTCGATCTACGAGCAGACCGGTTCGCAGGATCGCTTGATCATGGTGGCCGGCCCTTCCCTGAAGAAGGCCATCACCAACTTCACGCGCTTCACGGTCAACGCGACCAGCGATGTGTTCAACCTGCGCCAGACCTCGCAGGCTGCCAACAGCGACCGCCTCGTCTCGAATATCTCGTTCTACGAGGGTGATTTCAGCACTGTCGAGATCGTAAGTAGCTTATTTTTAGCTGCTAACGCCTCGACCGACGCCGAGAAGTACGCCCGCGGCTACGTTGTGTCGCCCGACCACCTCATGCTCCGCTACGGACGCCGTCCGCGGTTCCAGGAGCTGGAGGATCAAGGCGGCGGACCTCGCGGCTTGGTGG